GAGTTGTTGGCTCGCTATTTTACCTCTGTTAAAGTGCGTTGGTCGTTAGTTTATGAGGGCGGTTATCATTTGTATAACTTCGTCGATACCTGCCGCGCGGTGTACTCGTTCGGCCACTCGTTCCGGTGTTGGCTCGTATATTGCCGCTTCGAGTTCCGCCTGTTTCGCGTCGGTTAGAATCTTCATAGACTCTTGGCCTAATTCAGACTCCCAATGTTTCTTAAAGTTCCGTCGGTGCGTATCCGTCCATTTGTCCATTTTGTAAGACTCCCATATCTTGCGCCACCATATCTTGTGCCGCTAAGTCCTCCATCTCTGGGTTGATATTTTCCTCGACCGGCGCAGCGCCCATAACTGGCGGCTGCTCGGCAGGCGTGATAATACGTTTGATTTCCTCGCTCGTAAGTTCTGGCATCATTTTCTTATACATGATTTCTTTTGCTGCTTGTAGGTTATTCGTAGGATCGGCGATAATCATTTGATAGGCGTTTGTATACGCGTCTTGTTTCTCGGCCTGTTCGAGCTTGCGCTCTACGTCTAGCGTTACCATAGGCGTATAATCGCCCATAAACTTAGTCATATCGACCTCTTGCCACTCTACGCCTGCGTCGCCGATAGTGCGTACAAGGTAGTTGCCGTCAGCGTAAAGCTGTAAGAGCTTAAAGCAGATTTTAGCTTCTTGGAAGAAGAAGCTGTCGGCGAGGTTGCGTGCCTTCTCTTGGATACGGATATCAGATTGTGCGAGCATGGCCTTAATTTCGGTTGCGGTCGTGCTGTCGGTTGCTGTAATGCCCTTGCTAATCTCAGATACCGAGGCGGACTCTCTAATCTCTGCCTTGATATTCTGGCGTTCGGCGAAGGCGTTAGTAGGGATATTCGGGGTAGGTAGCCATGTTGCTGCGCCTGCCGGAAGTGGATATACCTTGCCCGGTGCTGGCGTGAGGTCGTCGATTTTACCTGCGTAGCGTGGATCTATCTGTCGCTCTGGGAATAGCTGGTACATAACCGCCTCGACGTTAAGCTCCGTAAGGGTGTTCAAGAGTTCCTGTTCGTCAGCGATAATATCGACGTCGGACGAGCCGTAGACGAGCGATACGTCCTGATACTCGCAGCCATGAGCGAACGGTAGAAGGCGTGCCTCTTTTTTGTTAAACTTCTCGTCGAACTCGCCGATATCCTCGCCGTCAGTTTCGAGTTTTATAGCGCGCTGTAATTCGTGTTCTAGCTTGCGCTGCTCGAACTTGGCTTTCATAAGTGCGAAGTGTGGGTTTTCGCGTTCCTCGATAAGTTTTGAGCGGTTGGCGATAACAGCGACGCGTTCCGGCGTCCAGATTTCGATAAGCTCGACCATATCAGCGTTGCCCGGTGCGGTTGCGCCGAGTGCTTGGTCTTTTTTAGCCTTGTCGCTCTCAGTTTCAGCCGTTCCGCCGCCTTCTGCGCCTTGTCCGGCCGTAATATCGTCGATATCTTTGTAGCGGTGTTCCATCTTGCCGGTCTTAGCGTCGTAGATAAGCTCGTCTTTTAGTTCCTTCTTAGTTGCGAAGAATCTGCGACCGATATAGCGCGCGTCGTCGGTAGTGTGGCTCTGCGGATCTATAATCATATCGCGAACAGGGATAATCTCTTTGTGGACGTATCCGCCGTCCTTGTCAGGCCTCCACTCGTAATATGCGCAGTAATTGCCTGTAATAACGCCCTGGCGGCCGTTTATCTTGTTTTTGAGCGCCCAGCCGTCCTTGCGTGCGAAGTCTTGGTATACCTCGTTTAATACGGCTGTATCCGCCTCTTGGTCTGGGTGGTTAGGGATATATTTTACAGTTGGGTTCGAGTTAAAAAGGGTAGCTACGATAGTATTTACCGTAGAGTTTACCATAGGCACGAAGGCCTCGACAGTTCCGGGGTGGTTGCGCTTCGTGCGGATATTACGATAGAGTTTCCAGTTATTTTCCCATGTTTGATGGTAGTTTTGCTGGGCATACTCCCATGACTCAGTAAAATACTTCAGGTATTTACCGAGTAATTTATCGTCAGATTTTTTAGCGTCGGTATTTTTAGCAGATTTAGTTGCCATCGGAATAATCGACGCATCGCCATTGCCTTTATTATACCACATTTTTGCTAGAACCACTCGTTATCTTCTTTTTTTGTTCTAAACTCTTTAGGTACGAACGTCTTAAACTGGATATTTACCTGCTGCGCCTCTGTTGACTCCTCCGCCGCCATAAGCGCGTATATGAACGCCGAGCTAGAGTGCGACGACCAGTCATGCTCCGGCTTATCCTTGAGTAGCTTATTTTTCTCGTCGTACTCGTAGTGATAAGCTCGCAGACATTGTAGGCCGCGTGCGCATTTGTCGCGGTCTATCCATACCTTGCTAAACTTCGGGCGCGCTATCATGTTGATATCGTCTTGTCCTAGCGTAAAGTTAGTCGGCCGTAGTACCTCGATATTGTGTATACCGTTATTCTCGAAGAACTCGACGCGTGTAAGGCCTGTTTGTAGCTCCCTCTGCTTCGCATCGTGCGGCAGATAGTGCGTAGTGTAGTTGTACGGCTTATTCTTGATAATAGAGATATAGTGGCCTAATTCCTCGCCGGACGACTCGTAATGGTCGATAAAATGAATCTCTTGCCCGATAAGCTGAAACCACCAGATAGCCGTTGAGTCGCCGATACCGAGGTCGATAGCGGTATACGTTCCGGCGCTGGCGTCGTACGGTACGCTGCCGATGCGACCGTCAATCTCGGCCTGCGCGATCTGCTTGCCGAACACCGTACCTGTTTTAGAGGTTAGCGGCTGGCCTAGCCATACATGAGCGTACATATCCGGGTTGTCGACCTTCATTTTTTCGCGCTCTGCGATAATCTCTGGGCTGAGTAGCTGTTCTACTTCGTCCGAGTTGATATGTCGAACATAAGTACGCTCGTCGGCCTTGTCTACGATAAGCTCCTGTACGGCGTCATGCTCGGTTAAGGGGTTATAGCTCCAGATAAGCTCCGAGCCTTCTTTACGAATCGTCGGTATAAGAGTGTTGATAGACTCTGCGGATACGCTCTGCGCCTCCTCTACCCAGCACCAGTCGATACCTTCGATGGATTTAATACTCTGGATATTGTTGTGTAGGCCCTTAAAGAATATCTCAGAGCCGGTACGGCGGTTTACTAGGCGATCGTTAAACTTCTGCCAATCGTTGAGGCCCATTTTGTCTATCTGGTCGCATAAGAGCTTGTATACGGACTCTTGAATCGAGTTCTGAATCTCACGAGTACAGAGGCCGCGTAGCTTCGTGTGCGAGCCTTTTACGAGGCGCGAAATTGCTATCTGCGTCGACTTGCCGGACGACCGGCCGCCTTTGTATACAATATGACGCCATTTTTTGCTCGGCTGGAAAAGTTCCTTATATTGCTCTGGCATTTGTAAGTCAATCGTTTTACCTGCCATCTTCTACCTCTTTGCGTAGCATTTTAATATCGCCTCTGTTGAATAGCTTAGTTAGGCTGTCGGGGTTAGCGTTCCAGTCGTAGATATAGATAACGTCGCCGGATATACCGCGCTTCTTATCCTCGGTTATAACCTGTTTAAGCCAGGTTAAGTCCTCGGCCACATTTAAGTTCTCGTCGAAGCGGTTGTCGCCGATACACTCCCAAGTGAACGCATAGGCCCATACGGCGGCCCAAGGTACTAGCTTTTCGCTATATACCCCGAACATATCCTGCCCTTTGTCGAGATGCCGCCAAGGGAAGATACAGTAATCGCAGCCTTGCTCCATCTCTTTTGCGACGACTTGTACATAGTTGCCGGCTACGCTGTCGTCTGAGTCGACGAACGTAATATATTTGCCGGTTGAGGCCATAAGGCCTACGTTGCGAGCGTTTGATACGCCGCGATTCGGCTGGTAGATCGCTTTTACGAACGGCCCGAAGCCTGCGACGACCGCTCGTATATCTTCTGTTGAGCCATCGTCAATCACAATAACCTCGAAGGGATAAGTCGTATTCGTTTTTTGGTATACGAGCGTTTCTAAGAGCCTCTGAAGCGTTTTCCAGTTATTGTAGGTAGGAATTATGATACTGAGCATATCGCGCCTTGTACGCGCTCTGTTGGCCTCGTGGCGCGCCATAAACTTATCGTAATCTTCTGGGTAGTCGAAGTCGTCCGTTTCGTCGCACCAAAATACGTCGTGTTCGTCTAGCGTGTTAGGCCTGTACTCCTCGGCATCATAACCGCGCAAGAAGCGGTCTATCTGGAAGTCTTTTCGGAAGTCAATTTTGCCGGACTCGACTTGCTTGTTAAACTCGGTCATTTTTTCGAGCCACCATTTCCAATCTGGTACTAAGTGAATATACCCCTCCTCCCAAGTACACCCTGTCCAGTAGTTAGGCCAGCAGTTATAGTAGTGAGTCCAGATATCTACGTCGCGCTTTACGGCATCTTTAATAATCGCCTCGGTATAGTAGCAGTCGCCCAGTAAGATACCGAACGGCCCTTTTTCTTTTCTAGCGATACCCTCGAACGCTTCGCGCTTGCTGCCGTAGCCTTCTAGGACGACCTCGTAATTGTTCTGGCCGTTTTCTTCGAGTAGCCGGATAGTACGATCTACAAGCGTTTCGCCGTCAATTTTGAGGTAGCATTTGTTTTTTACCCCTTGATAGCCCTTCCAGCGCGTCGCTGAGCCGCCGGCCAAGATATACCACTTGTTTATCCTCATAGTTTGCCTCCTAGGATATCCTGCCACTTATCCGATAGCGGCTCTGAGTACCCCTTTACTTTTGGTATTTTGTCGAAGATTTTGTCTACGTCTAAGTCTGATAGGTCGAGGTTTACCAGATAGCCGTTTTCGCCGTCTTTTACGACCTTTTCTATCTCTGGTATACGGCTTCCGATAACCGCTACGCCGTTGGCGAGGGCTTCGCGTGTTGAATAACCCCAAGATTCGCTCGTCGAGATTTGGATAAGGTAGTCGGCGCAGCGATAGAAGATATCGTTATACGGCCCTTGCGGTACTAGCACGATTCGCTTGTTATTCTGTATAACCGGCCATAGCGTGCCGTATGGATCTACTAGCGAGCTGATAAGAATAACATAGTCTTTGCCGGCCTCGTCGAAGCGTTTAGCCATCTCTATAACCTTATCTACGCCTTTTTCGGCGCTTGCGCGGCCCATATAGATAAAAACTACGCGTTTATCCGGCTGGTTGAATATGTTTGGTACTACTTCGCTATCCACTCCGAAAACCTCCTTTAAGCCATCTCTAGCCGTTTCCGATACTGATATAACCTTATCGACGCGCTCGTTTGGCTGCCATCTAAAGTTTTGCCATTGTGGGAAGGCTCGCAGGCCCTTAATATCCGAGTGTATAAACTGATATACCTTTTTGGCCTTTATTGTCTGCCAAGGTACTTCTACCATGATAGGCGTATAGATAAGCGCTACGTCGGCTTCGTGCGAGCCGTTGCGGTCGCGGTCTACGATAACCTTGTGGTACTTCTCTAGGCGCTTTATTTGCGCGTCTGCGCCGTCTGCGGTCGAGTTTACGAGGAAAGTTATATCTTCGTCCGGAAAAGTCTTTGCGAGCTGATATAGGGCCGTTTCGATGCCTCCTACGGCTTGTAAGTACGTCATTTGTACGAGTACTTTAGTTTTCGCCATGTTCTAGCTCCTCTAGTTGCGCCTGTCGGTTGAGTTCTCGCTCGCAGCCGATACAGCGTACCTCCCAGTTCGTCTGGTCGTAAAGCGCCGTCCAGTCGTCTATCTCTGATACAGGCTTGATATGCGCTACCATCATATACTCCGGCTTATAGATTCGGCCGCATATCGAACAGGGTTTGCCCTTCTTGAAGGCCTTTTTTCTCGCCTTGAACGCTAGGTTTTCCTTCTTCGTTAGTGCTTCGTAAAATAGGCTCATATTTTAGCCTCCTACTCTTTGATAAGGTTTTTGAGTATTCCCTCTAGCACGTTTACTACAATGCTATTGCCGGCCTGCTTGTATAACTGGCTGTTGCTGATGCCGGCTGCTTTTGCCTTCTTAAAGTCCTCGTCGTCGAAGCCCATAAGTCGCCAAGTTTCTTTTGGCGTGAGCTTGC